CGCCCGCGAAACCCGCCGAAGAACCTCTCCCCTTCTGACATGACCAAAATCGTCGCCAAGGTTTCTCTCTCCACCGACGAGCGCGACCATCTCGACGCTCAAGCAAAAGCGCTCAACCTGTCCCGCTCCGACCTGATGCGCCTGCGCGCTCTAGGAGACCCCTCCGTGGGCTCACGCGCCGAGTTGCCGCCCCTCACCCTCTGCCAGTACCAGCGAGCCGTTACAGCCGCTCTCAAAGCCGCTCAGGGCGCTTGCTCCCGCATCACCGTCGAAGCCATCACCGCCGCCGTTCTTTGTTCAATCCATGAAATCCCCGACCAACCAAGAAATCCGAGCCATCCTGAATCTGTTGGATGACTACTACCTAGCCCGCTACCACGAGATCAATGACCCAGGACCCCCGCCAGCGCCTGAACCACTTGGTCGAATCAGCCGCTTCATCCGTCCAGCCGACCTTGGAAAACTTGCCTGACGGTTGCGTGCGCGTTTGCATCGGCAACAACTGCGGCACCGTCTCTTCTCATCACTTAGTCGAGCCCAAGATCAATCAACTCAGGGCGGCAAATAATCACCGCTAAAATAGAGCTGATACGATCCCTGCAAGTTTGCACGCGTAGGGTCTGTGACCTCGATCAATAATCTCAAGTCCGACCATAAAAACGCTCGGCGCCGTACTGATCGCTCGTCTGAGCTGATCAAAGAATCCCTGCAGCGTTACGGCGCAGCACGCTCCATCGTTATCGACGAAGACAACCGCATCCTCGCGGGCAATGGCACCATCGAAGGCGCCAAAGCCGCTGGCATCAAAAACGTCCGCATCATCGAAACCGAAGGCGACGAGATCATCGCCGTTCGGCGCACCGGACTCTCAGAAGACCAGAAAGTAGGTCTCGCCCTCGCTGATAACCGCACCGCTGATCTCAGCGAGTGGGATCAGGAGATGCTTCACCGCCTCTCCGAAGAGCACGACATCGAGCCCTGGTTCAACCAGGAAGACCTCGACGAACTCCTAAACGTCACCGAGCTCGACCCCGAAGGCGGCAACACCGATCCGGACGAAGTTCCCGAGACCCCCACCGATCCAATCACCAAGCCCGGTGACCTCTGGATCCTTGGCAACCACCGCCTGCTCTGCGGTGACAGCACCAACGCTCAGCACATGGAGCGCTTGATGGATGGCAAGCAGGCTGACCTTTGGCTCACCGATCCGCCGTACAACGTCAACTACGAAGGCGGCACCGGATTAAAGATCCAGAACGACAACATGGCAGACGGCGACTTCCGCCAGTTTCTCCGCGATGTCTACGCCACCGCTGCCACCGCTCTTCGCCCTGGCGCTGCTTTCTACATCTGGCACGCCGACCTTGAGGGTTACAACTTCCGAGGCGCAGCCCATGACATCGGCTGGCAAATTCGCCAATGTTTGATCTGGGTCAAGTCCTCCCTCGTCATGGGACGGCAGGACTATCAGTGGAAGCACGAACCCTGCCTTTATGGCTGGGTCGAAGGTGCCAGCCACTTCTGGAATTCAGATCGCAAGCAAACCACCGTTCTTGAATTCGATAAGCCCAAGAAGAACGGCGAGCACCCCACCATGAAGCCCGTTGAGCTCTTTCAGTACCAGCTCAATAATTCCACCAAGCAGGGCGACATCGTCCTCGATTCCTTCGGTGGCTCCGGCACCACGATGATCGCCGCCGAACGCATTCACCGCAAAGCTCGCCTCATGGAGCTCGATCCCGCCTACTGCGATGTCATCGTCAAACGCTGGGAAGACTTCACCGGCAAAACTGCCACCTGCCAGCCCGCAACCCCCGACCTGGTTGATGACGCCGAGCAAATCCCCGTTCCCTTCTGATGGCTGCCAAAGGAACCACTAAAGCTGAAACCGAGATGCGCGCGCAGCGGTTCGCTCGCATCATCGCCAACGGTGGCAGGCGCTCGGACTGCATCCGCTACGCCAAGGAAAACTGGGGGGTCAAGGAAGACGCTTGCGATCGCTATCTGCGGATGGCGCGTGAGCAGCTCAAAGCCGACTGGGACATCGAGCGACCGCAAATGATCGCTGATTTGCTCTCCCAGTGCTCCACCCTCCAGATGGAAGCGCGCCGCGCTGGGCAATACCACATCGCGCTCGGTGCCATCAACACCGCCGCCAAGCTGGCGCAGCTCTGCTCATGAGCATCCTCAGCCAGTGCGCTGGTGGATCCGTTCTCGCGGAACCCGTCCCTCATCAGTCAGACGTTGATTGGAGCCCGTTCGCCAACGACCTGTTCGGCAGCCTCACCGAACCGCAGCGCGAGGTCTGGGAATCGCCCGAACGATTCAAGCTGTTATGCAGTGGTCGTCGCTTTGGCAAGACCTACCTCTGCCTTGCTCGCCTCGTCGCTTGGGCAATCGAGAACCCCGGCAGCCTCTGCTGGTACCTGACCCAGAACTACAAGTCGGCGAAGCAGATCGCATGGCGACAACTGCGCGCCATGGTGCCCGGTGAAGTCTTCGTCAAGAAGAACGAATCCGAGCTCAGCGTCGAGCTTGCCAACGGCAGCATCATTGCCCTCAAGGGTGCAGAAAACGCCGACAGCCTGCGCGGCGTGAGCCTGAGCGCGCTCATCATCGACGAGGCTGCTTACGTCAAGCAGGAAGCCTGGGAGATGGTGCTTCGCCCGGCACTCTCAGACCAGGGCGGTCCTGCCTGGTTCATTACCACGCCCGCAGGCTTGAACTGGTTCCACGACCTCTGGGAGCAGGCGCAGGACCAAAATGACTGGCGCACCTTCTCCTACACCACAATCGAAGGCGGCAACGTCTCCTCGGACGAGATCGAGGCAGCACGCCGCACCCTTGACGAGCGCACCTTCCGCCAGGAGTACCTCGCCAGCTTCGAGACCCTCGCCGGTCGCGTTTACCCCGACTTCAGCGACGACAACATCTCCGAAGACATCAAGGACACCGGCGGCGAGATCTACTGGGGCACTGACTTCAACGTCGGGATCATGGCGGGCGTCCTTGCCAGCAGGGTGGGCGACACCATGCATATCTGGGACGAGCTAGCCGTCAAGCAGTCCAACACCGACGAGGTCTGCCAGATGCTCAAGGAGCGCTTCCCCGATCGGCGCATCGTTGCCTACCCCGATCCAACAGGCAGCGCCCGCAAAACTTCGTCCGCTGGTCGCACCGACCACGACATCATTCGCCGCTACGGATTCCAGTGCATCAGCCCCAAAGCACCCTGGGCGGTGAAGGACAAGATCAACGCGACCAACTGGATGATCCGCACCGCCGACGGACATCTGCGGATGTTCATTCACCCGCGCTGCAAGCACACAATCAAGGCGCTCAAGAACGTCTGTTTCAAAGAGGGCGCCGATGATTATGTGATCGACAAGACAGCCGGGATTGAGCACTGGACTGATGGCTTGGGCTACCTGGTGCTTGGAGCCTTCAATCCTTTGTATCAACAGGCTGGCAAACCTACAGGCATTCGGATTTATTAAGACTGCTTCGTACAATGCGGCTAAGCCTGTGGCATTAGTGACGTGTATAGCGGCTTCAACCATTACGACCGCCAGCTAACCGCGCGCGTCGCCAAGGTCAACGATCCGAACGCTGCCTGGCGCAATCAAGAGCCGCACTGGACTCTGATTGAAGATCTGGTCGGCGGCACTTACGAACTGCGGCGCCGTCATCGTCGGTACCTGCCGCAGGAGCCACGAGAGCTTGATGAGAGCTACGACAACCGACTCGCTCGTTCCGTCTGCCCGCCTTACTACCAACGCTTAGAGCGGATGCTGGCGGGCATGTTGACCCGCAAGCCGGTTCGCCTGAACGATGTTTCTGACATCGTGCGCGAGCAGCTTTTTGACGTTGACCTGCAAGGCAACGACCTGAACGTCTGGTGCTACGAAGCAGCGCGCAAAATGGTGCGCTACGGGCACATCGGCGTCCTGGTTGATGCGCCGTCTGCTGGCGAACTTGGGCGCCCCTACTGGGTGACTTACTCGCCGCGCGAAATCCTCGGCTGGAGAGTCGAGCTGGTCAATGGCGCGCAGAAGCTGACGCAGCTTCGCCTGCTGGAGAAAGTCATCATCCCCGACGGTGATTACGGCGAGATCGAAGTCGAGCAGGTCCGCGTCCTGACGCCTGGTGCTTTCGAGATCCACCGCCTGAACAAGAAAGGCAACTTCGAGGTCGTCGAAAGCGGCACGACGACGATGGATCACATCCCGTTCTCCATCGCTTACTCCAACCGCGTGAACTTCATGGAGTCACGCCCGCCGCTTGAGGACATCGCCAACCTCAACCTCAAGGCATACCAAGTCCAAAGCGACCTGGACAATCAACTCCACATCTCGGCGGTGCCGATGCTGGCGTTCTACGGCTTCCCGCAATCTGCGGAAGAAGTCAGCGCCGGACCTGGCGAAGCGATCAGCTTCCCCGCCGAAGGGCGCGCCGAGTACATCGCTCCACCTAGCGATGCCTTCGACTCCCAGTTCCGCCGCCTTGATCAGCTAGCCAGCCAAATCAACGAGCTGGGTCTGTCCGCTGTCCTTGGTCAGAAGCTTTCTGCCGAGACCGCAGAATCCAAGCGCATTGACCGCAGCCAGGGCGACAGCACCATGATGGTGATCGCTCAGAACATGCAAGACCTAATCGACAACTGCC